CTTCTCCGAGGCTCTTTATCTCTTTTATTGACTGGCAGATAGTTATGTTATTTAGTTTGTTCATTTTCGATTAAGTCGCAAATTTCTTTTAATGGGTCATTGATGTTTATTCCTCCGTCATCAATAGCAACTTGTGCCCTTTCTTCCTTTAAAAACTCTGGGTGCTTTAGTCTTTTATAAATTGCCTTGTTAAGTCCATCGATATCCTTTATCCTTTCACAGGCGTTTGAGTATTGGCGTTTGTACACCAGGTATCTTTCGTCTCCAGAGCAAGGTCTTGGTATCCAAATGTCTGAAATAATAACTGGTATGTCCAAGATTTGTGCCATTAATTCAAAGGTGCTTTCTGAAATCCCAATCACTAAGTCTGCTGTCTTCAAGACATCTGCTACTTTTTCTAAATGTCCTTTTTCCTCACGCTTGCTAAAAACTGGGTTGTCGTAAAAGTTCTCTAGATGTTCTCCTTTGAGACACTTAGTGATTATATTAACTCCCTTGAGCTTCCTCAGTTGTGCGGCAACTATTTGGTTTTCTACCACATCTGTATCCCAATGTTCTGGACTAAATACAACGTTTATTCCTTCGTGATTTTCCCTTGGTTTTAGATATTTAAATATCGGGGTGCTTGTAACCTTAAGTCTCATATCTGGGATGCCAAATGACAGGAATCTCTTCTTATCGTTTTCTCCCCAGCAACAAACTTTCTGAGATAAAAGTTCCTCATTAAAGGGAGGATACACCCTAGAACTCCCCCTCCTACCGTGTTGTAGAAGAACAGTTCTTATCCCGTTAGCATTACAATATCTAATGTAGTCTCTTGCCCCGCTTGTTTCTGCTTCGTTCCAAGTAACAAAGACATCAAACTTTTTCAGTTCGTCTTCGTTTATCATTTTGGCGGCAATCACTTCGTGACCTCGCCTCTTAAGCTCTTCCTCAATATCAAAGGTTATGTTGTTCCAGCGAAGGATAACTATTTTCATTGCTGATTTAAAATTTTCAAACCCTTGATAAGTGGCTTCTGACAGGCAATCTCCCACGGTATTGCTATAGCTTCAAGGCTTCTGTTTTGCTTGACCCAGTCCTGTTGTTGTTTTGTAAGCTTTTCTCTGAAATCTTTATCAACAATAAGTTTCTCTAACTTCCTGTACCAATCTTGAGTAGTAGCTTTGGCTCGGTAGTTCACCTCTGATTTATATGGCTCGATGTCTGAAGCCAATGTCAATGTTCCTACCGAGGCATACTCGTAAAACTTAACGCAAGATTTTCCGTTGTTGAAAATCGTGTCCTCTAAAGGAGCTATTCCTATATCAAAGTCGCACTCTGATAATTTAGATGGGTGGAGTTTTGGTAGGAAAAAAGGAATATGCCTTCCTTTAAGTTCCTTTAATTTGTCGTAAAAATTAAGGGCAGTGGCGAAAAATGCATTCTGTTCTGGTTTAATATTGTCCTTTAAGTACATTTCGTACAGGCACATTTCGTTATCTATGGCTCCGTTAGTCATCCCATAGATATTGAACTCAAAGTCATATTTCCTATTGAGTTCTATAAGAGCGTCAGCAATCATTGTTAAATCGCCCCAATGAGAAGCAGCTCCCATATATCCAATAACTAACTTTTGGTTCTTATGCGGTCTTTCTTGGTACTCTTTAAAATCAATCCCGTTAGGGCAAATAAAGACAGGTTTCTTAAAAATCTTTTGAAACTTCTTAGCTAAAACCTTGCTCGGAGTGATAAGGGCATCTGCCTCTTTAATCATTCCCTCATATTGGTCTTTCATCGTATTTGAAACCAACTGGGAAGGATTATCTTTAGCTACCTGCCAGTAATCATCATCCATATCATAGAGCACTCGTTTACCCATTTTCTTGTACTCACGCATTAAAGCCATTGGATTGAATATGGCAGGGTAAACTCTTCCAAAAATAACAACATCTGGAAAGGTCATTTCCTGGTCTGTCATTTTATGCTTCATGGTGAACTGGGTGACCCCGTGCCCCCTTGTAGCCAATGCTCGCATAGGTATCTCATTCCTATGCCACCAAATTCCAGAAGACCAATATTGGGCTGTGTCCCGAATTATAGCAATTTTCATATTATTGGAATTTTAACCACTCAATTATTGCTTCTATTTCCTTTATGGCTCCCTGCTTTGTAAGGAGTTCGTCTCTTCTAGATGTCTGACCATCTAAAATCCTCTTGGTAATCCATCTCTCTAAAATGGTTTCCATCTCAAGCATATATAAATTATGCTTGGTTAGATTCCTTATGGCTTTTCTGCGAAAATACCATTTTCTAATTTTTGTTAAAAGTTCTTTTAATGTAATCATCGTTTTCCGCCCAATCGGGCAAGGTTCGGAAAGATTGCCCGATTAAGACGATTACTTAATTGTAATTAACCTCCTGAGCCTGTTGTACAAGTTATATCTACTGCCACGTTCAATCCTCTGGCTGCATTTTTGTTGGTTAAACCAGAACCATATACTGTGTATGTGGTGTAGTTTGTACCAATAGCATCTGCACGAGGTTGGATTCTCAATGTTGGAGGCATTAAATATAAGTCAATCATTTTCTTTCTTCCGAAATACAATGACCTGCAGTTTGTCGAAGAAGCTGGTGTTGCTGTCAATATTGGATTAACAGTTGAACATCCTGCTGAAGGAAGGTTATTGGAAATATAGACTTCAAAGCCCATAAAGTTTCCAGCATATCCATTCCTTAATGTTGCGTCTGCTACGTTGAATCCAGTAGAAGCTGCTTTGATTTCAACCGCGGCTGCAACTGTAGGAGTGATGACTGCACACCAATCTCCCATTTCTTCCACGTTAGCTTGTCTCAACAGTTTCCTTGCGTTAGCAAAAATTGAAACTACTGTTGACGAACTGGCTGTGGCTGGTCTGTTCTTTACTCCGCCCTGTAGGGAAAGAGCATTCACGCCTACATAAGTGAATCCATCTGCACCAGTAATATTCTTGAAGGTATCACCGTCAATTTTATTCTTGATTGCATAGGCTTCGCTATTGGCAAGGCTTCTCCATTGGTCTACATTTATGACCTGTTTCTTTGCCTCATCGATATAAACAGTTGCGTGTTTGTATGTTGTGACAACGATAGTGTCGTATGTCCAAGCTTGGTTGGTTGCAGATACTGCACCAGCTGCTCCGCTTGGGTTATATGTTTGGGCAGACACTTCCGTAAACCTTGGAATGTGTACTGTGTCCCCGTTAAAAGTTGGGTGGACATTTGCTACTTCCATGGCGACTAAGGTTTTGTACAATGGAATTTGTACCATTGTTTCCCAAATCGCAGGAGTAATACCCGATGTCGAGTTTACTGTCATTCTACTATCCCCTCAAAACTATCCGTGTGACAAAGGAATAACGTCTTTTCGTTTCTGAGGTGATTTCCAGACTCCTTCTTTTTCGGCTAACTGTTCCATTTCTGGAGTTACCGCAAAGGGATTATCTTTCTTAATCTCAGCTACTTTTTCTTCAAAGGTTTTCTCTTTAGCAATTTCGGCTTGTTTTGTAGAGGGATTTAATGTTTTTTCCTTTTCTACCTTTGCCCTATATGCTTCTTGCCATAGAACAAAGTCCTCATCTTTTCTGATTTCAGAAAGGGGTTTTCCTGTAAGTTTGTGCTCACGGGCTAACTTTTCCTTTTCTTTCTGGTCTAAGCCTTCCAGAGACGCAGAGATGTCGATAAAATCTTCCACCTCTAACGACTTATCAGCTTTAGGCTGAGTTTGCCTAAACTTTTCTACTTCTGCCTTTAGTGCCTTGGCGTCAGCTTCGGCTTTCTTAGCTCTTTCGAAAAGTTGCTTATTCTTTTCCTCCAGTTCTTTGTTGACCTGTGGTTCTGGGGTAACTTCAGGTGTCACTTCAGGAGTGACCTCATCGGTAGTCTCAGGGACTACTGTTTCGTCTGCCATCTTTTTGAGAGTAATGGCAACTCAGGATTTTATCTCTAAGGGAGATAATGAGCCTAAATTGTTAAAACCCTAATTATATTTTGTTCTTAATATATTTTTGTCTGGTTTAAAATCTAAAATCTTAAACATTTTCTTTAAAATCTTTTCTACTTCCTGTCTCCCCTCAAGTATCTTTCCTTTCTGTTCAACTGTTCCTTTAATAGTCGAGAGGTCGGAAAGTTTTGCAATTTCCTCTGAAAGAAAATCTTTTACTTGTGAACAATATTCTGATTTTGCTAATCCTTCCAAGTTGCTCATAGTGTTTTAGATGTTTGACCTGGCATAGCACCTTGTGCCATTTGTGGTTTTGAAATTCCACCTCCTCCCATCTTTTGTCCTTCTGCTCCTGCAATCTGTTGTTCAATGCTTTGTTTTTCCTGTCCCACAAAATCATTTAAGTTTACTCCTCCATCTTCGGCTACGCTAAATAATATCTTTTTCTTTGTCGGGTCTGCCTGTATGGCTTGTAAAATTGCGAACTTCGTTGCATTTCTTACCCTTGTGTCTACACTTTCTCCTGTAATATCAATGTCTATAGCGTACTTAACGTCTTTGTAAAAATTCTTAGGAAGTTTCTTTAAGAGTTCTCCGTTCTGTTTAAAGGAGTTTTCAATAGCGATTCCAATTACTTGTGCATCATAGTTAGTCGGGAACTTTCCTTTGATAACTTGTTTAACAACTTCTTCAGCGACTAATCCGTCTTTAATCATTGAGATATATGTATCCAGGTCTTTACCAACTAGTCGCACAATATGTTCTGGAGTTGATTCTTTTTCAAATTGCTTTATAACTTCGTAAAGCATTTCTTTCACATCTAAAGCAATGGTCTCCTGTATTGTCTCAAAGTACGAAAGCGTTTGAGATATTGCTATCTGGGCTGAGCCTAATGGCGTTCCCGCTGGTAATCTTTCTCCCTGAACTACGTCATAAGAGAATGTTAGTTCGTCACGATTTCTCAACCACTTATTATGTTCTTCATTAAAGAATGCTAAGTTCTTATCAGAAATATCTAACTGAACCAAGTCTCCGGCAGAAGTATCTAAAACATCTCCGTTCTTGTTTTCTGTTAAAAGGGACTTTCCTGCTATTCCTGGGTCTTGCGATTTAAACATCACAATGGCTCTCCAATAAGAAGCCTTGGCTTGTAGATTGCAATTCTCGTTCTCTCTAATTTGTGGTTCAAATAAGGTTTCCACTACTCCTACTCCCAACCATCTTCCTGGTATTTTGTCTAGGTGGAATTCGTAATATGGATTTCCGCTCCATTCTTCTTCTTTTAAGAGAACTCCTTTGTGGTAAGTCGTTAGTTGGGTGTTCATATCAACCTCGTCTACTCCTACGTCAGCAAAGAAAATCCTCTTATATGGATATTCGTTATTTCCGTCTGGTTTCTTTTTCTCGATTTCACCATATCTCTCATAAACCATAATATGAGACACTCCCTTCATCTTGCGAAACTCTTTGATGGCTTCGTTAATCTTATCTTTGTCCCATCCCATTTCTTTTCCAGCCCTCCTGAAATCAGGAATTGTATAGGGATGTCTTTCAATTATGTAATTTGAGCCGTCTAAAGTATCAGAAGATTGCTCTACGACAAAGTTTCTCAAATCAACAAACTGTGGAAATCCATTTACAATCTTCACAACTACTGAACCAAACACTGGAATTTCGGCAAATATCCTATTAAGGACTTTCCCAAATTGTTTGTCTTTCATCCAATACTTCAAGTCTCTTTCCATAAACCAAGTCTTAAGTGGGTTGCCGCTTTCAGCGGTCAAAAGTCTGATGTTTTTGGTATCAAAATCTATTGCCTTTGAGAATACTTTGCAGGGATTTTTGACTATATTATAGAAATACTTTTTATCTCCGTCTTCGTCTATCTCCCCCGACTGGAATTTAGAATTATAGTAATAATAAATCTGCTCTAAAATCTGTTTTTGATTAAAATAAAATCCAGGTACAATTTGGATGTACTTTGATTCGTAATCATTGATTTCAGTATTTATCTGGCGGAGTATATCCGCAGTATCCTGTTCGCTCATATTATTTTTTCTTGCGCTTCATCGAGGCATAAGCTATGGCAACTATTTGGTCTCGGCTTCGTGCCTTACCATTAGCTCCACGAGCTTTTCCAGATTTTTTATTATCTTTATAAAGTTCTGAAATCCTGTCTTGAAGTGTTCCTTTTAAAGGCATCTTAAGCTAATTTAGATTTGTATTTATTAGGAAGTTTCATATTCCTTTCCCTCATTTCTCTCATTTGCTTTGCCCGCATTATTCTGTTTATCATCATCTCTGAATTCTCTTTATTATATTGTTTCTCAAATTCTTTCTGTTGTTTTTGATTGGGTCTCGTTGGAGTCGGTTCATCCATTGGATTCCCAAAATTTACATTATATGTTTTTGCCATTTTAGTTGTATTGAAATTTTTTAAATTGTTTTGGTTTAGATTGATTAAACATTATTTGCTCTGTTCTTCTGGGGCTCATTTCCCAAAAGGCCAATAAGGTAGCAATTACAAAATCATCATGAAACCCCCTTGAGGCTCCGGCTCCCTGATGGGAGGCTTCGTCTGAATAAACAAATGTTTTCATTTCCTCGTGAATCTTTGGTTCAGGAATCTTGGGGAGGTTTTCTCTCAGTAATTGCTGGAAGTGTGTTATTAGGGCTTGCTTTGAAGACCAACTTGTAACAAATCCCAGCTTTTCGGTCTCACGCTTAGTCTTATAATCAAACTGACTTCGGTGATAAATATTTAAATCTTTAATATGTTCCAGTAAAGAACTCTTATTCACCTCAGGAATAACTTTGGGTTTTCCATATAAGTAGTAACCTGCCTTAACCTTGTCTGCTAACTCTGGAATAGTGAACATTCCATGTAGCGTAGCCACCACCCTGCCATGAATTGAGGCTATGACTGCAGCCGATGGGTCTACTATTCCTTCTGACGGGTCAATACCCATTTGATACAACTCTCCTTTTTGGGGATGTTCATAAATCTTCCATCCTTCTCTTGTTTCAATATGCGCCTTTCTGCCAAGCTCAAGTCTTTGGATGTATTCTTTGGCAAATATTGTTCCTTTAAGTAAAACATCCGTATCCCATATTCCATGAACGTACCTTTTGACATAGGCTGGGTCTGATGCCAACTGTTTTCGTAAATAATCTTCAGGCAGGTTAGCGGCGTTATCAGTCATTGAAGATTGATAAAGCGCTACCCGTGAATCTGAATCTGGAATCCAGGCTTCGTTCTCGTATTTCTCCTTGAGTTTAAAAACGTGGTATGCCCAGAAATTAGCAGGGTTGCAAGTAGAATTGCCCTGTCTCAAGGCCATTCCATTCTTCTTAGCTAACTCCTCAACTTCTGGCTCAAACTTCCTTCTTAAACGTGAATTAAGAACTTCTATAACGTCATACTCAACTTCCTCTAATTGGTCAATAAAGTAGTTTCCTAAGTTAAGTGACTTTAACTTCTGTTGAGCCTTCTTGATGTCTGCAATACCTCCTGACTGCATAGCATCTAATCCGAACAAGATAATCTGACTTCCATTGTTAAAATTAATAAGTCCGTCCTTTACTCTATACTCATACCAAGTCGGTGGTATTAGGTTAAAGAAATCTGGTAAGGTTGCTCTGGTAAGGTCACTAAGTGTTTTCCTACCCAATAAGACGACATTTCCTGGGAAGCATTTGACAGCCAACAAGAGCTTAACATCGAGTGCAAGGGTTTTCCCTGACCCATAACCACCAGCGTTAAGGCAGTAATCGGAACGGAAATCAGATATGAATTTTGCTTGTGTTGGATTGAAGACATAATGTTTGCCTTTAAGGGTAAGTTCTTTAAGTTCGTCTCCTTCTAGAAGACTCCTTCCTAATTGTTCCCATTGGTTTAATTCGCTCATATTTACCTATTAAACATCTTAATTCTGCTTCCATATCATCTATCCTCTCATCCCTACGTTTAAACCCTCGCCAAACGCACCAGAATGCCACCAGAAGCGTTATTATCCCTAAAACGATATAGACTACCATTCTTCTGGAACAACCGTTTCTTCTAATAAAGGCTTTGTTTTCTCTAAATCAGGCGTAATTACTTGGGGAGTATCAAATTCAATCTCATCCCCCACGTTATAACTCCCAATCGCCTCCCTAGGGACGTAAATTCCAATGGAGTTACCTATTGTTCTTAGTTTTGCCTTGAATTTCATTGTATATACTGGTAATTACTATTTAGTGTTTTTACGCTATTGCGTAATTACACTTCCTATTTTTTGGTCTGTGTGGATGGTCCATATCATATATTTCTCACACCCCCACGACTCGCCCTATCCCCCCCCTATGTCGCAAAATATATGTTAAGCGACGTAATTTGTGCTTAAAATAGGTGTTTTATCCTATAATACGGCATTTTATGACTCTGGTTACGCTATTAAGAGGTTATATTAGTGGTGTGGGTGCGGTAGATGTTAAACTCCCTTACGTTTTAGCTATATTCTACCTACGTCTTACCTATCTGTTATTCCTTTAAGTCTTAGTTGCCTCCTTTTTCTGTTATTACTGCTTCTTCAATGTTTTCTTCTGGTTGCGGGCTATTTTGATGCATTGTAGGGCTTTCTAAGGGGTTTATATTTGCGGGGTTGATGTTTAGTACCTCTTTCTTTTGTATGATTATAATAACCTTGTCTGCCTCTGCTGCTTGCGTTCCGTCTGGTTCTACTATATCCTTAAATAGCTTGATAGCTGTATTAGAGGTTGAACCTTCATCGCTTCTTATATTATCGGCTAATTTGTTAGCTACCTCTTGCTTTGTAATAGACTGCTCTAATTTGTCGGCAAGCTTGTTTTGTATCTCTTTGAATTGATTTGTCTTTTCAATATCTGTTGTGGTAGTTGTCGGGGAATATCCAGCAATAATTTTGCTCTGCTCTTTTGTCTTGCCTGATTGTATTGCCTTGATGTATTTTTTTACCTTTGCCATTATGTTTTATTATGTATTTTTGTCCTTTTATTTTGTTGCCATTGTATTGACGCTATTATATATGATATAGAGCTATCCGCAGGTTGCCTATTGACACGCTTTTATGGTCTATGATAAGATTAACTTGCAAGGGTAAAATCTATTAAAAAACTCTTGCTAAAAATAATATGAAAATGAAATTAAAAAGAGATAAGGTTATAAGTATAGTAAAAGGTCGTGATTTGGTTGGCTTGTATGTAAAGTTTGAAAAAGATGTTATAAGTGGAAATTATATTGAAGATAGCGAAATGGTTATACCACGAGGAACGGAACTTTTACTTGCTGAAATGTCGCCAACAAAAGCGGATAAAATTATTAAGATTTGGAACTCTAACTAATATGAAATCATACGCAATAGAAAACATAAAAAGGTATCGCAACAGGATAATCATAGAAAAGGTCGGGGTTATCTTGTATCATATAGCAGAGGCAATCACTGTGCTATTATTGGCGGTGTTTGCTTATCTGTGGTTTAGTATCTTATAATTAAAATATAATAATATGAAAGGTGTTTTTGTAGGATAGCTCATTACTGGGCTATCTTATCAAGAATATCGGTTTGACTGGTGCTGATTGTTCTTTAAAAATATGAAACTTATTAATCACAATAAGAATAATCATTACGATTTAGATACTTATGTTATGGGCGGGACCATTACAATGACTGATAAAGAATATGAAACCTCTTTAAGGTTTTTACAAAACGAGTATAAAAAAGCAGTAAAAACAATAGATACTTATAAGAGGGATAGTTTATCGGGCTTGGTCAATAGAATGCCTCAAACATATAAAGGTTATAAGCTTGTTGATTTAGGAGTAACCGCTACTCAATTACTTATTAAAAAACATAATTTGAAAGGATATAAGCCTCAGAATTATGGAATTAAAGTAATATACTAATATGAATTACTCACTTATAACCTTAGGCGAATTATTAAGCTCTGAAAATGAAACTATAAAGCGTAATGCAGTAAGTATCTTGAAAGTGTTGCAGAAAAGAATTGACACCTCTGAAATGGGAGGAAAAGAAAAGTTTGACGCAATACTTGAAAATATAAAAAAGAAAAAATGTGATTGCCTTAAGCCACTTAATCACTAATCAACCGCTAATCTAACAATTAGCCAACAATTAGCCCACTAATACCAGTCTGGGCTTTTTTGTTTGAAAGGTTATCAAGGGACTACCGAATAGCTACCGAATGAATATCTGCCCGTCAATTTTAGCGGGTTCGGGCGTCCAAGACGAAGTCCGAAAAAATAACCAATTACTTTCCAGTTTTAGCGGGTTCGGCAATTTCTTTTTTGCCGTCTTTTTTTTTGTTTTGCTCTTGGCTTCCCTTAATCTGTGCCTCTAACTCTTGCATCTTTGCCTGCAACTCTCTCGCCTTGGTTATAGTTTTTATCACTATCCTTTCAATATCTTGGTATCCCTCTATTATTGCCTTTAAGTTATCTTGATTTAGTTCTTGCCTGCGATTATCGTAGTATTGTGGGTCAAACATAATGTTTATTTTTTGCCCGTTTGTTGATGGCATAGACTCTAATTCTTGTTTACTTGGCATATTCTTTGGTTTCGTGTTTAATTTTTTATATATTCTTCGTTGTTTATTTTATATTGTTTATTGGATATTCCCCAAGAGCCACATTTTTTACACTGGTATCTCTTGCCGATAAACTTTTTGTTGATATATGGTCCTCTGAACTGAACGTCTCCGCCACATTTCTGGCAAAACATTCCAACCTCAGTTAGTGGATAATTATTCATCCACGGAACAATTTTTGTATATACCGCCTCTAAAAGACTCACATCTTGGCAATTGTACTTTTCCATTAACTTCCACGCCTTTTTGTCTCCTTGCATACATTTCATCCATAGTCCGAATCCTCCGGTATTTACCTTTTCTCCTATATTTAGGTATTTGCCCAGGTCGTTTAGGTGGTTTGAGTGGAATCTGAACTTGTTGCGGGCTATTTTAAGCGTATCTATGCTCTTATATGGGCTTGGGGGTGTTAGTCCTTGCTTGATAAAGAAGGCATTTGCCATTTTTGCGTCAAAATTGTCTCCGTTGTGGGCTACTAAAATGTCTGCCGCGTCAAACAACTCGTGTAATTTCCGCACCAAATCCTTTTCTGCCATTGTTCGTTTGCTAAAAACCTTAACACTATTATCTCCCAGCCATTTATAGGCAAAAGACATTAGTTCCCTCTCTTTTTCTACCGCCAAACTATTGGCTTCATAAACTTCCCAAACATAAGAAAGGAGAGGACTTGTTTCCAAATCGTAGAGGAGTATTTTCATAGTGCTTATTTACCATAGTTATGGTAGATTATTACCATACTCGCCATCTTAATGCCCTTTAAGTTCACAGGCGAGTATGCTACTCTGTTTAAGTGCCCTTATGGCTTCAGGCTTATCTCCGTAGTTCCACATTATCCGAGTAGAAGTCATGTTTTATAGTCGGAGAGAAGTAATACCCCAAAAACCCGACTAAGCGGGTAAAACTGTTAATGGCTCTATAAAATAGACCATAAGAGGTTGTTTTAAGGAGTTTTACTCTCCCTTATTTTATTATATCCCTAATTTT